CGTGGTAGCGCATGGCGTCGAGGAGCTGCGCCGGGACGGCCGTGCTGGCGTCGCCGTAGCCGGCCTTGTAGCGGACCTTCACCGCGCCCATGACGTCCCGGGTGGACGGCCAGTCGCTGCCGTAGGCGGGCACCAGGACGGCGCCGTAGTCGTCGGAGAGGTCCTCCTGGTAGCCCGTGCCGACCGGCGTGCTGGTGGGGCCGGTCAGGGTCTGGGTGGTGCCGTCCGTGTCCACGTAGGTGATCCGGTCGACCGCCGTGGCGCGCCCTCGCGGGAGCATGATCTCGCGGCGCGGGCTGATGGTGGCGCATGGCGGGAAGCCGTCCAGCACCAGCTCAAGGGTGCGGGTGATCAGGGCCCGGCGGGTGAAGGTCTCGCACCACTCCCGGGAGCCGGCGATCAGCTGGGTGATCAGCGAATCGTCTTCGGTGTTGTCCGCGTCGATCTTGAGGAACAGGCGGAGCTCGTCGAGTGTCAGGGGCTCCACCGCGGCTGCGGTGATGGTGACGATGCGCATGGCCGGGCAGGCTACGGACGCCCGCGCGGTGCGTCACGCCGCGGCTAGGTGCCGAGGATCTGCCCGATGGAGCCGCGGGGGAACGCGGTGATGGCGCTCCCCGGGCTGCAGTTGATGACCTCGACGCCGGCGGCGCGCAGCGTCGGCGCAGCGAGATCGTAGGCCGCGGCGAAGTGCGCATAGGGCGAGGCCACGCGCAGGCTGTCGGGGTGGTCGCCGAACCAGTGCGTGCGGCCGTTGGTGGCGTGGCAGTCGAAGCCGAGCAGCAGCACGCGGCTGGCGCCGAGATGCATGGCGAGGTTGAGCAGCTGGTAGCCGCTGTGGCCGCCCTCGCGCCCGGTGTGGATCTGGCCGGAGTCGGTCGACATGCCGACGTCGACCCGCGCCGGGACGTGCCAGAGGCCCCAGCGGACGCAGGCCGGCTGGTCCTGTGACCAGAGCAGCGCGATGTGGTGGTCGCGCACCGGCTCGATGTGCACGTCCCACCAGCCGCCATCGGCCGCATAGAGCCCATCGACCCAGGGAGCGATGCGGTAGGCGTCGTTGCAGCCGATGACGCGGCAGCGGCCCTCGATCCAGGCGGCGCGCGCCGTGTTGACCTGCCCGCGGTTCAGGCTCGGGCCGTTGGCGATGAGGATGAGGGTCTCGCCCGGGAACGCGCGGGGAATCGGCGCCCGGACGGTCGTGCGCTCCTGCGACGGCCGGTGACGATGAGGCTTTAGCGCAGGGTGCAGGCTCAATCCGTGGCCTTCTTCCGCTTGCGCGCGCCAGTTTCCGGCGGCTCGATGGTCGCAGTCTCGGCACTCTCGCTCACAGGCACCGCCTGGCCACTCTCGATCAGACGCTTCGCTTCCTCTGCATCGCACTCCCACAGACCGTCCGAATCGACGCTGCGGCCCTGCCCGGCGATAGGCGTCAGCATGCGCACTTTCATGATTGCCTCCAGCAAAAAAGAGGGCGGCCGAAGCCGCCCCCGAGGTTACCCGACATCTGCACTCGTGAACAGACGTGGTTAGGCCAGCGCCAGGTACTTGACCGGGTTGGTGCCGGCGTTCAGCAGCTTCGATTCCGTCCGCATGAACATGTTAAAGCCGACCTGACGGTTGGCCGCATACAGTTCACGCAGAACCACCAACTGGTAGCCCAGCACGTCGCGGATGGTGAACTTCTTCAGATCACCATAGGCCATGATCCTCAGGCCCGTGGTCATCGCGGAAGCCATGCCCTGATCGACGAAGTAACCGTCACCGTCGATGGTCGCCGGCACCGCTTCCGCGATGTTCGGCTGCCAGATCGGGCGGTTCGTGGTGTCCTTGAGTTGCTTCACCACGGCCAGGATGGCGTCGTTCATGATCCACTTGGCGCCGACCCGGTAGGCGGGATCGACGCTGTGCTTCAGGTCGAGCATCTCCTGGTAGGTCACCGCCGTCGCGGACGCGGCGGTCTTGCCGAGCGTGGCCGCCGTCACCAAGCCCTGCGGCTGGGAACTGCCCGTGCCGGTGGCGTAGTAACCGGCGGTGGCCCGACCGAGACGCTCGGCGAACAGGCTCGTCAGCAGGGCGCCGATATCGAAGGCTGAGTCCTGCATGAGTTCCATCGAGACCCGCACGATCCGGCTCGTGAACGTGTAGGCACCGAAGGTGATCTGCCCGAACGTCACGTCCTGCTCGCTGTCGGCCGTGTTTTCCGTGATCAGCGCACCGCTGTTGCTGGTGTCGTTGACCGTCGGCCAGGGCAGCGAGCGACCGTCGCTGGTGGTCATGATGGTGGCCGCGGAACGGATGCCGCTGTAGCTCTTGAGCGCGATCTCGATGGCCGTGGCGAAGTCCGTCGGCACGGTGTAGCCGCCGGCGCTGTTCGTCAAACTCTGCGCGCGCTGCTCGTCACCGAACTCGCCGTAGAGCGAGTCGATCAGCGCCCGATGCTCGGGCCGCAGACCGTTCAGCCCGCGGCGCAGGAACGCATCGAACACCATCGGCAGCGCCGGATCTTCGGAACGACGGCCGAAAGCGTAATCGCTGCGGATCTCGCGGCCGCAGAACTTCACCATGTTGCCACGCTGCTCGCGCGTCGCGCTCGCGTCGGCCGACCTGGTCTCGCGACCGAGTTCCACCGGGTTGCCGTTCTCGTCGGAGACGTAGCGGCGCACCACCTCGTCCATGCCCGCCAGGCGGGATTCATCGAACTGCGCGCGCTCGGCAGCCTTCTCCAACTGCTCGAATTCGGCGCGCATGCTGGCCCATGCCTGATCCTCATCGGCGCTGAAGCCGCGCTTCTCGGCCTCGGCCTTGGCGTTGAGTTCGCGCATCTGGGTAGCGATGCGGGCCTGCTTCTCACGAATTTCCTTCAGTTTCATGTCGCTGTTCCTTTGAATGATGGTTACAGGTGTCCGCGCATCACCGGCTCTGGCCGTGGCAGCGCGGCTGCGGCAACTGGCTACGTCGTGTAGCTGCTCACCGCGCCGTAATTCCGAGTCGGCGCAGCTCCAGCGCCCGCAATTCCGCGATACGCCGCTGCGCCGCTGCCAGCTGGTCACGGCCAGCGAGGTATTCATCAAGCGCGCGCCTCGACGCATCGGTATCCGGATAAGCCGGATAGGTGACCGGAGAGACGTCGTAGAGCCGCGCGATCTTGGTGATCGTGCGGATCAGCACGCCGTTTTCGTCCTCGTCCCACTTGTCGCCACCGCGAGCGACGCGAAAAGCGAAGCTGGATTCGCGAACATCTCCGCGCTCCATGCTGACCAGCAGATCACGGGCTGCCTGAGTATCCGGCGGGTCGATCTCGTAGGTGAGACCGTCCACATCAACGCCGATGCGCAGCGTCTTGGCGCTGGCTCGGCCGAGGATCGCTGATGGTTCGTGGTTGAACAGCGCCCGCACATCATCGCCCATGACATCATCGAAGGCGCCCTGCGCGATGACCTCTCGGAATCCGCCCAGGTTCTCCGAGAGCTTGTTGAACACGGCGGCGTGACCACGGATCAGCGGTGCAGCGTCGGCACGCCGCTCCACCGCAATGGAGCCCGCGAAATGTCGCACTTCCCGATTTATCGTCATCGAATCAACTCCAGAATCCCTTGCGGGCCTCTCTCAGCCCATCGGGTCAGAATGACTTCTACGGGCTCGCCGCCGGTGAGGTCACGCCATCGCGCAGAGCGGAACTGCTGGATGCATTCAGCCGACACGCCGAGAGAGGCGCGCATGTACTCGGCGAGCTCGTCATAGGCGCGCTCGGCCAGCGTGAGAAACTCGCCGCGGCCAGGATCGACCGCCCGCGTATCACGCAGAGCCCGCAGCTCACGCGACAGCACACGCCCGGCGGCCACCAGTGCAATAGCGCGCGCCTGATCGTCCTCGTCTGGCTCTGCCGGTTTCTTCGCGGGCTCTGCGGGCGGTGGCGTATCGACCTGAGCCTGCGCTGCAGAAACCGGCGTCAGCGGCTCATCGAGTCCCTCGAGCGGATCGAGGTCTTCCAGCTCGCGCACCTCGTTCCGGGTAAGCCAGCCGTTGATCACGCCGCTTTGATAAAACGCAGAGCGCCCGGCGTTGTCGCCGCGCAGAAGGCCCTGCACTTTGAACTTGAAAAAATACTTGCCGCGCTCGAATTCCGAGAGCAGCTGCGTGTTGAGCGCCGACTCGATGCGCGTCAGCCACGGCAGGAGCGTGTGCTTCACGAACGCCAGATCGGCGTGCTCTGCGTTGCCCCACGTGGCGCGAGAGAAGTCCTGCACCAGCACCGGCGGCACGTTGAAGATCCGGCAGATTTCCGGCACCTGCAGCTGGCGGGTCTGCACGAACTGCGCATCGTCGGGCGAGATCGAGATCTGCTTGTACTCCATGCCCTGCGCGAGCACGGCCACGCGCTGGCGGTTGTCGCCGCCATAGGCTTTTTCCCACTGCTCGCGCAGCTTGTCCGGGTCTTGCACGGAGCCCGGATGCGTCAGCACACCGCGCACCTGCGCGCCGTTGCCGAAGAACTGCGAGGAGAACTCCTGCGTTGCCAGCCCCCAGCCGATGGCCTCACGGTGCAGGCGGATCGGCGACCAGCCGGCAAGACCGTCGTAACTGATACCCTGGATGTGCAGCACCTCACGCGCCGGCAGCGTGACGACGGGTCCGCTCGGTGGCGTGTAGTCGTAGACGCGAGTGGAGCCGGTCCAGCGCGGACGCACGTTCATCGGGTGCAGCGGGATAAGCTCCTGCACGCGATCGAGCCGGCTCATGCGAATCAGGCTGTAGTGATTCCCCCACCCGGCGAGGTGCGACATGACCAACTCGCGCCAGATGAAACTCGTGTGCTCGGCGTTCGCCGAATCCCGAACCAGCGCATAGAGCGGGTGGCGCTCTGCTGGCTTTCGGCTGCGACCGTCTTTCTCGTAGAGCACCAGCGGCAGCGATGCGACGGACTCAGCCAGGGCCCGGATGCAGGCGTAGACGGTCGGCAGCGCCAGGGCGGATGTTTCGTTGACTGAAACGCCCGCCTTCGTCGGCTGGCCGCCGAGGAGCTGCGCGAAGTAGGCCGACGGGCTGAATACCTGCGTGCTCCGCCGCTCGCCGCCGAGAAGTCGCCCGAGCATCAGCGGCCGCCTCGAAGCGCGGCGAGGGCGGCCACCACGACGAGCAGAGAGCCCACCGTCATAGCTGCCACCGGCCAGCCGTAGGCCGCCCAGCATCCAGCGCCGAGCAGTCCGGCGCCGGCGACTGCCAGCGCGTCGATTATCGTCTCGGCATTTTTCGTGCGTGACTCGCGCGCGTTTTCCATGCAGCGGCCCGGATTGGGAAGTCCCGGGCCACTATGGCGAGAGCGTAGCGCCTGCTCACGCCACCGCGCAGAAGCTCAGAGCACCAGCAGATCGCCGCTGAAGGTCTGCGTGGCCGGCGCCGCAGTCGCCCGGCCGAGCGCCATGATGGCGGCGACAACGCCGTCGGGGGGGGGGGGGGGGGGGGGGGGGTCGATCTTGTTGGCGGCGGTCTCTTTCCGGGGGTAGATGAAGTCCTTCGCGTCGATGTGACAGACCACGTTCGAGACCATCCACTCGAGGACCGGGTCGCCGTCGTGGTGGAGCCGCCCGGAGCGCACCAGGGCGTCCAGTTCCTTCATGGGCGCCGAGAAGTTGGCGACCGTGTTCCGGTACTCGACCATCGTGGCGCCCTGTTCGGCCATCCGGGTGGCCAGTTGGGTGGCCTGCCAGGGGTCATAGGCCACCTCCTGGACGGCGTACTGGGCGAAGCACTCGAGCAGATCGGCCTCGATGGCGGAGAAATCGAGCACCGCCCCGGGCGTGGTGGTGATCCGGCCGGCGATTTCCCACCCCTGGTACTGGCTGTTTCGGCCCTCATGGACCGCGTCCTCGGGCAGGAAATGCCGGAGGAAGAGGTAGTAGTGCGCCACGCCGGCGATGATCCGCTCGAACAGCAGGGCCCGGCAGGCGAAGTCCGTCTTGCTGGCGAGGTCGAGCCCGATCCAGCACTTCTCCCCGGCGAAGTCCTCGGGCGAGAGTGCCGGCTCGGCGCAGGCCTTCCACTTGAGCATGTCCATCCAGGCCTGGTCGGCGTTGACCCAGATGTTCAGGTGCTTGGTCTTGAAGCTGGCCTGGGCCGCCGGCATTTCCATGGCCTTCGCGCAGAGCTGGGCGATCACTTCGGGCATGACCGAGACCCCGTAGTTCGGATTTGCCTTGCGCCAAGAGGTTTCCGACGTCCAATCGTCGTCCTCGTCGATGGTGTAGATCGCCGCGAAGAAGCTCTCGTCCTTCACTGATCCCGCGAGCACACGGGTGGCGTAGGTGCGCACCTCGTAGCAGATCCCCGCCCGGTTCGAGCCCGCCGTGGTGATGGTCCAGAGCAGCGACTGCGGTCGCTTGCCGGTGCCGGTCTCGAGCGCGTCGTAGACGTCCCTGGTCCGGTGGGCGTGGAGCTCGTCGATGATGGCGAGGTAGATGTTCAGGCCGTCCAGGGCGTTCGACTCGCTGGCCACGGCCTGGAATGTCGAGGCCGTGCTGACCTGGGCGATGGCGTGGGCCAGCACCTCGATGCCGAGCGCGCGGCACATGTCCGGCCGGCGCCGGGCCATGTGCTGGGCGGCGGAGAAGACGATCCGCGCCTGGTCGCGCGTCACGGCGGCGCTGTAGACCTCGGAGCCGCCCTCGCTGTCCGCAAAGGCCGCCTTCAGGCCGAGGCCCGAGCTCAGGGCGGACTTGCCGTTGCCGCGCGGAAC